CCCCCTCTTGCGAGGTTTTAACGGGCCCTGTGTTGCTTAAGATGCATTTTCCACTTGTTGGATTATAAGTCTAGTAACCAGGGTCACTATCCTCATAAGAGCCACGGATCACAACGGGTATCACCCGCCTGAGTTGGAATATCTTATTCTGACGCCCCACGTGCCGATCCGCCTCCTGTTACCAGAGGCTTCACGACAAGTGAAGTGCCCAGAAGTTTCCGAAGAGATCGCCAGCGTTTTACCGACGTAGGACCCTGTTTCACGAGCCGCATAGCCCGGTTGGCAGTTGCTTGCGCTTCTGCTTTTCCGTGCATTTGAGACTTGTGCCGCAGGACTTGCGAAGGTATCTCGCCGATGAGATCCTCGAATTCTTCTACCGACTGAAGCAGGTTACAAACCTCCTTCTCCGTCGGAAGAATAATACCTGTTATCCTTCTAAGCATTGCTTCCACTTCCATCCGCTTAACCGTAAAGTCTTGCATCAAGGGCTCTCTGATATAAAGATGGAACCACTTGGCGTATTCTTGGAACAAAGCTTCCGAACCTTCAAAAGTCTGGGCAGGCAAAAACTTTGCCATATTAGAGCCCATTAACTCGAGAAGGCGCGGAAACCGTTCCTCCTTACACCACTTGACTACATGTTTAACCAGAGAGTCCGAGCTCTTTTGATCAGTCACTACATGAGTCGATAAAGACTCTAGTCGTAACCAATCATAAAGAGTTGCAACACCTCGGGGAGCGTTGGGTTTTGAAAGCAATATAAGCACCCTAGAGAGGATCTTTGGCATGCGCAAGAGAGGACGGTTGTCCGCTCCTGAACACGCCTTATATCCTACTCCAAGGAAACGACCAATGTTGTAACCGGAGAGTCGGCAACCCGTCAACCGTTCCACAGTCTTAACGACTTCAGGAACGAAAGACGCACCGAGCCAACCTGCGGAAATTCCAACTAAAGGAAGAGGAGTTACCTCTTCTCCCTTATAGAAGAATTTCTTAGCAAATTCGCACGATAAGTTGTCGGAGATAATGGATTTGTGAAATCCAATACCTACTCCGATTAGCTCCATCAGTTGAGTATATCGGTTGGCGACGAGGTGATCCCCTATCACCACGTCATCCCCCAATACCGCATATAGAGGGAACCAGGTTCTCCAGCCAGCTCTAAAGGCTGCAAACTGGACGAGCGCATGATGTACTAAGGCAAGCATTGCCCAGGAAGAGTATGCCCCCATTGGTTGTCCAACTGCGTATCGTATAGCTCCTATCGGAGCATATTTCACAGCTCCTAGCTTTCCGGTCTTGAGATCCCGGTGTTGGATTGGACGAGTACCCGTTAGGGCAGCCGTCTTCTTCGCTCCGAAAGTCTTAAGCCATTGAGCCGGTAGCTGGTAATATCGATTACACAGTAAAGATCGCCAATAAAAGGCAAAATCAACTGAGATAAAACCTGCCAGAGTCAACTCTTGTAACACAACAGGAATCCTATCTGTGGCCGCAGACAAGTCATACGACCACACATTCTTGAGACCCTTGGCCTTCATAGCAACCATCATTTTATTGACGGGAGCGAGTTGGTCAAAGGTCCCATCCTGAGGAATCACCTCAAGAATTTTAAAGAGTGCTTTATGAAGAGGATAGAGAACCCATTGAGTTATAGAGTCCACCATTGCAACCACCCGTAACTTCCCGGGTTCTTCCACGATCGAGAGTTTCCCGAGTTCATAATCACCGTTCACATTGAAGTTCAAGTCCTTCGTCTCCTGCTTAGTAGCAAGAACGAAAGGCATTGAGTCTAAAAAGTGAATGTTTCCTGTGACTAGACACATTGCCTTCAGGTACGGCCACAAATCAGTGGCAGTAGTCCAAAGGAATGCATCATAGCCATGGGAGATGATAGACGAACCCGCAGTCACTCGAGATCCTGGGCCCGCGGACATTAGTAACCTACGTGTCCCCTCTAGGCATCGGAAGAGCCAGTATGACTTTTCTCTTTGAAACCGTTTACCGGGTTCTAGGAGATCATCATGTGACAACTCCGACTCCAGAGGGAGAACTCCCATACGTTTCAAGTACGGCCAAAAGAAGTTCACTAAGAACTTCTTCCAGTCATACAAGAGATCGCCTGAGAGTTCCACCCCCGGGTTTAAGATTGTGTCGATTGTCAAACGTCCTCGGAAAGGTAAAACCCGATAAAGGGTAAATAATCCTAACCAAAAACGAATAACAGATCGATCACCACCTTTAATCCGAAGGCGATGCGAAGGAACTATTATCCGAGGGAGTCCACCGTTAGTAACGGAGACTGCAGCACCT